GACTATCACTTTTCAAACATTCTGGTGGCCACAGGGCACTCCTGCGGCTGCATTCTAGTGAAAACCGGAGAAAACCGATGGCGGTGCAAAGCGGCAAGGACCTTTTGCTGAAGGTCGATCTTTCGGATGACGGGCAGTTTGAAACGGTGGCGGGCCTGCGCGCCACGCGCATCAGCTTCAACGCCGAGACGGTGGATGTGACCAGTCTTGAATCCACCGGCGGNTGGCGCGAGCTGCTGTCGGGGGCNGGGGTGAAAAGCGCCAGCATNTCNGGGTCGGGGGTGTTTCGCGATGCGGCGACNGATGCGCGGGCGCGGCAGATNTTTTTCGATGGCGAGACNCCGGCGTTTCAGGTGGTGATCCCGGATTTCGGCGTGGTGGAAGGGCCGTTCCAGATTACCAGCATCGAATATGCCGGCAACCACAATGGCGAGGCGACCTATGCGCTGTCGTTGGCCTCGGCCGGCGCGCTGGAGTTTGTGGCGCTGTGAGCGGCAACCCCTGGGCCGGAGAGGTTGGCGTGGTGATTGACGGGCAGCGCCATGTTGCCCGGCTGACGCTGGGGGCGCTGGCCGAGATGGAAGCGGCGCTGGCGGCAGGCAGCCTGATCGAGGTGGTCGAGCGGTTCGAGGCCGGGCGGTTTTCGGCGCGCGATGTGCTGGCGGTGCTGGTGGCGGGATTGCGCGGCGGCGGGTGGCAGGGAACGGCGGCGGACCTGGGCCGCGCCGAGATCGGCGGTGGCCCGGTGGAAGCCGCGCGGGTGGCGGCACGGTTGCTGGCGCGGGCCTTTGCCTTGCCGGAGGAGGCAGGATGCGGCGGATCGACTGGGCCGGGCTGATGCGGGTGGGCATGGGGCCTGTGGCCGCCGGGGGGCTTGGGCTGAAACCGGCGGAGTTCTGGGGGCTTTGTCCGGTGGAATTGCGGATCATGCTGGGGATGGCTGGTGAGGCGGCGCCCGTCGGGCGGGACCGGTTGGCGGCGTTGATGGCCGCCTTTCCCTGATGGNNGNAAAGGAGNCGGGGATGGCGGANNTTGATGACGATCTGGCCGCGCAGGTNGCGGCGCTGGAAGTGTCGCTGGGCGGCGCGGCNGGCATGGTCGCGACCTTTGACGGCGAGTTGCGGCGGATGTCGGACAGNCTGGNNTTCACCGGGCGCGAGGTNAACACGCTGAGCACCGGCATTGGCGGCGGATTGCGCCGGGCCTTTGACGGGCTGGTGTTCGACGGGCTGAAGCTGTCGGACGCGTTGAAGACGGTCGCGAAGTCGATGGTGGACAGCGTTTACAATGTGGCGATGCGGCCGGTGCAGAACGCGCTGGGCGGGGCGATTGCCGGGGGCATCGGGTCGCTGTTCCAGGGATTGCTGCCGTTTGCCAACGGGGGGGCGTTCAGCCAGGGGCGGGTGATGCCCTTTGCCGCTGGCGGGGTGGTGACGGCGCCGACGGCCTTTCCCATGCGGGGGGGGACCGGTCTGATGGGCGAGGCGGGGCCGGAGGCGATCATGCCGCTGGCGCGCGGGGCGGATGGGCGGCTGGGGGTGATGGCGGCAGGCGGCGGGCGGGCGGTGAACGTGGTGATGAACATCACCACGCCCGATGCCGAAGGGTTCCGCCGCAGCCAGAGCCAGATCGCCGCACAGATGAACCGGGCGTTGGCACGCGGGCAACGAAACGGCTGAGGGAGATTCCACATGGCATTTCATGAAGTTAGGTTTCCCGCCAACCTGAGTTTCGGCTCGGTCGGCGGGCCCGAGCGGCGCACCGAGATTGTGACGCTGGCCAACGGCTATGAGGAACGCAACAGCCCCTGGGCGCATTCGCGGCGGCGCTATGATGCGGGGCTGGGGCTGCGGTCGCTGGACGATGTGGCGGCGCTGGTGGCGTTTTTCGAGGCGCGGGGCGGGCAGTTGCATGCCTTTCGCTGGAAGGACTGGGCCGATTTCAAATCCTGCGCGCCCAAGGGCGTGCCGGGGGATCTGGACCAGATCCTTGGCATGGGCGACGGGGCGACGCGGGTCTTTGGCCTGCGCAAGGCGTATCCGTCCGGCGCGCAAACCTATTGGCGCCCGATCCTGAAGCCGGTGGCGGGCACGGTGCGGGTGAGCCTTGCCAGGCGTGCGATGGTGGAGCAGGAGGCGTGGTCGGTGGATACCGAAACCGGGATGGTGACGTTCGCCGACCCGGTGCCGGATGGCGCCGAGGTGCGGGCGGGGTTCGAGTTTGACGTGCCGGTGCGGTTTGATACCGACCGGATTGCGGTGTCGGTGGCAAGTTTTCAGGCCGGGGATGTGCCGGTGGTGCCGGTGGCCGAGGTGCGGATATGAGCGCGCTGCTGGATCATCTGGGGACCGGGGTGACGACGGTGGCGCGCTGTTGGCGGGTGGTGCGCAAGGATGGGGCGGTGATGGGATTCACCGACCATGACCGCGATCTGGGCTTTGAAGGCACGGTGTTTCGCGCCGGGGCGGGGCTGAGCGCGCGGGCGGTCAGCCAGACCACGGGTCTTGCGGTGGACAACACCGAGGCGGCGGGGGCGCTGTCGGATACGGCGATTTCCGAGGCGGACCTGTTGGCGGGACGGTTCGACGGGGCAACGGTCGAGGCGTGGTTGGTCAACTGGGCCGATCCGGGCCAGCGGATGATGCAGTTTCGCGGGTCGATGGGCGAGGTGGTGCAGGCGGGCGGCGCGTTTCAGGCCGAGTTGCGGGGCTTGACCGAGTTGTTGAACCAGCCGCAGGGGCGGGTCTACCAGCGGTCCTGCGCGGCGATTCTGGGGGATGCGCAATGCCGGGTGGACTTGACCCTGCCGGGCTATGTCGAGGAACGCGCGGTCGAGACGGTCGAGGGTGGCCGGGTGTTTGGCTGGGCGGATTTCCTGGGGTTCGATGACCGCTGGTTCGAGCGCGGGCGGCTGGTGGTGGTGTCGGGGGCAGCAGCGGGGCTGGTGGCGGTGGTCAAGAATGACCGGCTGTCGGGGCGGGCGCGCACGGTCGAGCTGTGGGAGGCGATCCGGGCCCCGGTGGTGCCGGGCGATGTCGTCCGGCTGGAGGCGGGTTGCGACAAGCGGGCGGAGACCTGCCGGCTGAAGTTTGCCAACTTATTGAACTTTCGAGGTTTTCCGCATGTCCCGGGTGAGGATTGGCTGATGGCGGTGCCGAGGTCGGATGCGGTGAACGACGGGGGCAGCCTTGGGCGCTAGGGTTGTGGCCGAGGCGCGGGGCTGGATCGGCACGCCCTATGTGCATCAGGCCAGTTGCAAGGGGGCGGGGGCGGATTGTCTGGGCCTGCTGCGCGGCGTGTGGCGGGCGGTGAAGGGCTGTGAGCCGTGCCCGGTGCCCGCCTATACGCCCGACTGGGCCGAGCCGGGGCGGCAGGAGGTGTTGCTGGAGGCGGCGGCGGCGTGGCTGGTGGCCAAGCGGCTGGACGATGCGGCGCCGGGGGATGTGCTGGTGTTCCGCATGCGGGCGGGCAGCATTGCCAAGCATCTGGGCATTCAGGGCGAAACCGGGGCGCGGGCCAGTTTCGTGCATGCCTATACCGGGCATGCGGTGGTCGAAAGCCCGCTGTCGGAGCCGTGGCGGCGCCGGATCGCGGGGCGGTTCGCGGTGCCGGGCTAGCCGGGTGCCGGGGCGGAGCTCCGGTGTTGCCCCCCGTTTCCGCAGGGCTTCCGAACCCGCGGGGGCCGGGTGGCCTATCCGCATGATATTTGTGAACAGATGAAGGGGCTTGCCCCTGTAGAGGGAAGCGAGGACGCGGCATGGCGACGATACTGCTGTCGGCGGCGGGGGCCGCGCTTGGGTCGGGGTTTGGTGGCACGGTGCTGGGCCTGTCGGGGGCCGTCATCGGGCGTGCGGTGGGGGCGACGCTGGGCCGGGCCATCGACCAGCGGTTGCTGGGGCGCGGGTCGGCGCCAGTGGAGGTGGGCCGGGTCGAGCGGTTCCGTGTCATGGCGGCGGGCGAGGGCCAGCCGGTGGCGCAGGTCTGGGGCCGGGTGCGGCTGGGCGGTCAGGTGATCTGGGCCTCGCGCTTTCAGGAGGACGTGACGGCGGTGCGCGGCGGCAAGGGTGTGAGCCGGCCGAAGACGCTGGAGTACAGCTATTCGGTGTCGCTGGCCGTGGCCCTGTGTGCGGGCGAGATTGCGCGGTTGGGCCGCGTCTGGGCCGACGGGCAGGAGATTGTGCCGGGCAGTCTGGACATGCGGGTCTACCGGGGCACCGAGGATCAGGTGCCCGATCCGAAGATCGAGGCGGTGGAGGGCGCGGGGCTGGCACCGGCCTATCGCGGGATTGCCTATGTGGTGATCGAGGATCTGGACCTGGGCCGGTTCGGCAACCGGGTGCCGCAGTTTTCGTTCGAGGTGATCCGCCCGGCACGCGGGGATGCGGGCGTTGCCGGGGCGGTGCGGGCGGTGGCGATGATGCCGGGGACGGGGGAATACGCGCTGTCCACCACGCCGGTGCATTACAGCTATGGCCCGGGGCAGGCGCGAACGGCGAACATGAACAGCCCGTCGGGCAAGGCGGATCTTGCGGCGGCGCTGGATCAGTTGACCGGCGAGGTGCCGGGCTGCGGCGCGGTGTCGCTGATCGTGAGCTGGTTCGGCGATGATCTGCGCTGCGGGGTCTGTCAGGTGCGTCCCAAGGTGGAGCAGGTGCAGTTTGACGGGGTGGGCCAGCCGTGGCGAGCCGGTGGCATTGCCCGGGCGGCGGCGCAGGTGGTGGCGCAGGAAGGTGGCCGCCCGGTCTATGGCGGCACGCCGGGGGATGCCGGGGTGCTGGAGTCGATTGCCGCCATGAAGGCCGCAGGGCAGGCGGTGATGTTCTATCCCTTTGTGCTGATGGAACAGATGGCGGGCAACGGGCGGGCCGACCCGTGGTCGGATGCCGAGGACCAGCCGGTGTTGCCCTGGCGGGGGCGCATCACGCTGTCGGTGGCGCCGGGGCGGGTGGGGTCTCCGGACCGCAGCGGCGCGGCGGGGGCCGAGGTGGCGGCGTTCTTTGGCGCGGCGGCGCCGGGGGATTTTGCCGTTGCGGGCGGGCAGGTGGTGTATTCCGGCCCGGCAGGGGACTGGGGGTATCGGCGGTTCATCCTGCACTATGCGCATCTGTGCGCGCTGGCAGGCGGGGTGGATGCGTTCTGCGTCGGGTCCGAGTTGCGCGGGTTGACGCAGATCCGCGGGGCGGGGGACAGCTTTCCTGCGGTGGCGGCGCTGCGGCAACTGGCGGGCGAGGTGAAGGCAATCCTCGGGGCCGGGTGCAAGGTGAGCTATGCCGCCGACTGGTCGGAATACTGGGGGTATCTGAGCCCGGAAGGCGACCGGTATTTCCACCTCGACCCGTTCTGGGCGGATGCCAATGTCGATTTCATCGGCATCGACAATTACATGCCGCTGTCGGACTGGCGCGACGGCGACACCCACGCGGATGCCGGGTGGGGCAGTATCTATGACCTTGGTTACCTGAAGGCGAATGTCGCCGGGGGCGAGGGGTATGAACTGGTACTATGCCAGCCCCGAAGGCGAGGCGGCGCAGATCCGCACGCCGATCCTTGACGAAGCGCATGGCGAGGACTGGATCTGGCGGTACAAGGATCTGCGCGGCTGGTGGGAGAACCCGCACCATGACCGGGTGGGCGGGGTGCGGGCGGTGGCTCCAACCGGCTGGGCGCCGGGGTCGAAGCCGTTCTGGTTTACCGAACTGGGCTGCGCGGCCATCGACAAGGCGACCAACCAGCCGAACCTTTTCCTGGATGCAAAATCATCGGAATCGAAGCTGCCGCGCGCCTCGACCGGGCGGCGGGACGATGTGATCCAGATGCAATATCTGCGGGCCATGGCAGGGTACTGGGGCAATGCTGCGCATAACCCGGTGTCGCAGGTTTATGGCGGGCCGATGGTCGATATGGACCGGGCATTCGTCTGGGCCTGGGATGCGCGCCCGTTTCCGCAGTTTCCCGGCAATGCCGCGTTGTGGGATGACGGGGCGAATTACGGCCGGGGGCATTGGCTGAGCGGGCGGGCGACGAACCAGCCGCTGGCGTCGGTGGTGGCGGATATTTGCGCCGATGCCGGGGTGGCGGCGGTGGATGTCGCGGGCCTGCACGGCGTGGTGCGCGGCTATGCGCCACCCGAGGGGGCGACGGCGCGGGCGGCATTGCAGCCCCTGATGCTGGCGCATGGGTTCGAGGCGGTGGAGCGTGACGGCGTGCTGCGGTTCCGCATGCGCGATGGCCGGGTGTCGGGGATCGTGGCGCCGGGAGAACTGGCCGTGCATCCCGAGGCCGGGGGCGATCTGGAACTGACGCGGGCGCCTGACGCGGATGTGGCGGGGCGGGTGCGGGTGGCCTTTGTCGAGGCCGAGGCCGATTTCGAGACCCGCACCGAGGAGGCCACCTTTCCCGACGATGACAGCCGGGGGGTGGCGCAATCCGAAGTGGCGCTGGCGCTGACCCGGGCCGAGGGGCGGGCGATGGCCGAACGCTGGCTGGCCGAGGCGCGGGTGGCGCGGGATGGCGCGCGGCTGGCGCTGCCGCCGTCGCGGCTGGGGCTGGGGGCGGGCG